GTCCATGCCGCAAGATTCTCTAAAGAATCCACTGGTGCAACTCTTATCGCGGTTAACTTTTAACCCAAACGATTCGAGCTGTTCGATTGCGTCTGCGGTATAACCCGCGGGGACAATCACATCATCACCGAACACTAAGATTCTCTCGCGAGAATCTGCGTTAGGTGCTGCTGCGGTCAGTATAGCCCAGATCGTAAGTGCCATGATGGGAAAGCAAAGACAGCTTCCCATGGGCGCGAACTTTCTGAGCTCTAGTACTGTGCCGTCTGGCAGCACCGTAGATGAAGTCCTACAACTCTCCAAGGCGGTAAAGACCTCCTTGGGGAATAGTAAGCGAACCAGATCAACGCTTACTCTATCCGAGGCCTCTTTAAGGTCAAGGGTAGAATACCTTCCGGTTTTGGAACCTACCAAGGCTCCTATCCGGTTTGGGGTTTGATCTGTGAAGAACACGTTCCCTTTAGTAAGGGGGTGTTCTTCCACTAGCTTGACGATGGCTCCACCGAGTCCTTGCTGAATCCATTGGAAGTCCACTGGTTCAGCAGAGATAAGGCGGGGCCCGCGCGAGTCCTTAGGGACAAGTATTACCTTGGCCGGAAGGTCACGATCGGTGATTCCTTTAAAGGAATCAAGCCGGTCGCATAAGTGTGAAAGGTTGACGAAATAAAACTCATCAACCGGATACACTGAGGCGATCTTCGCCGAGACATTAACCCACTCGTACTTCTCATGAAGCTTTTGCTTGGTAGCAACAGCCCCTGGGCCGTGACGAGGGAATATGTCTTTGGGGTCAAATAAGCTGAATAGCTCCGTGAGGAGCCGTCTAGCTTCGCGAGCAACTTCTATTTGCGCAGTCCTTTTAGTAGGGCTACGATAAACGGAAGTGCTATTGTCAACACTCGCCTCAATTGCTTGAAGGAGCGGTGACAGGGTCTTGAGGTCGTCCTCAGTTTTGGTAAACTGGGATACGACTGCTTGTTCTTGTTCATCTGAATATGGGAGTTTGTACTTTGAAAAACAGTACAAGACATCCCGTATTGCCTTAACGCATTGAGCGCACGGATGTGGAAGGGGCAGC